AGCTAGAGTACAGCTTACCACGGAACATGGTCTGGCCGTCGTGGAAGGGCACCTGCTCGTAGAAGAAGGCATGATCGCCTTCGTCACGGTATGAGACGACTCCGATACCCTGCTGCCAGTCCTCAACCACGGTCAAAGGACGTCCGTGGAGATCCACGCCACCCTTGGTGGAGGGCACAGCTCCGTCCACCTTGGCGAGGCAGCCAGGGGAAGCAGCCATGATCGTCTTGGCCCCATCCCACTTCTTGAAGGTACGCTCGGACCACTCTCGACGGTGGATGTGGCCGTACAGCACAGAGGTCTTGTGCTGGTTGAGGTAGATGTGGGCGGTAGACCCTGAGGACTTCACACGGTCACCGTGGATGACCCGGAGACGTTCGTTGATCCAGAAGTCGTTCGCCGGGTATCCCTCCAGGAACTCAATCCCCATCTCGTCCAGACGGCAGAGGAAGGGGACGCTGAGCACGGGCCACCCTTCCGGGGTCGCTCCCTGGCGGAGTCCGAAGGCAGCCACTGCGTTGTCGAGCAGGTAGTTGGCGAGGCGCTCCTCGTGGTTACCGGCGAGCCACACGATGCGGGCAGAGGGGGCGGCAGCACGAACACGGAACATCAGCTCGGTGGCGTAGTCGATGGCAGCCTGCGTAGTACGCACGAACGCCGGGTAGAGACGGTACTTGCCCATCTCGGGGAGGTCGAGGTTGTCCCCCACCATCACGACGAGATCCGGGTCCAGCTTCTTGGTGAGAGCGAGGAACAGGTCGATCGCCACGGGGTCGTGCGTCGATACCAGCTCCCCGTCCTTGCCGTAGTAGTACCCGATCTGCATGTCGGGGGCGACGACGCAGGTCTTGAAGTCCGACGCAGCACGAGGCTTGGCCGACAGCGGTGGGAGCCTGTACGAAGCACCCGGCTGGATGACGGGCCACTGCGGACCCTCAGCCCACTTGGGAGAGAGGACGACGGAGGCCATGTCGTGGACCTCGGCCTCGCCATCGTTGTTCTTGGTCATGCCCTGATACAGGCGCACGTCCTTGATCCGATGGAGCTGTCCTACCTCGGAAGGCTCGATGCCGTTCCTCTCCAAGAGGTCTCGGACTGCTCCGATACCCACTGCGAAATCGACATCATTGGCCAGACTCACAAGCACACACCTTCCTGACGTGTTCTGAGACTACGGTCTTCCCAATGGGGTATGCGTTGTCCACGAGTACGCCGTGCAGCCAAGCAACGGTGAAGAACCGATCAGCTTGGGGGCGCAAGGCATCGCCTCGGACGAGAACGATGCCATGATCGAGGGCGTCGCTCTCCTCCGCAGGGAGGGTACGAAGGAGCTGGCCGAGCTTGCACAGCTTCTGTGCCTGCGCCGCCTCAGCCTTCCTCGACTCGATGTCACTCAGGATTCCCAACACATTCCCCTTCGGGTCGTAGGTTGGGACTCAGTATAGCCGGTCAGGCGACGGGCTGGCAACGAATGCGTGACGTTTACTTGCCGGGGTTGCGTGCGCGACGCCCAGCAGCAGTGTTGTCCACGTAGTTCGTGGGGATGAACACGGGGTTGCCGGTCTCCCTCTCAATGGCAGCGGCAGCGGCGATGCGATGGTGCCCCTCGGACTGTACCTTCCTCACGGACTTGCCGTTGGGGGCGTCCTCCAGGACGATGGTCGGGGGGCTCTCACGATCATGCTGGTAGCCGTAACGCTCGATGGAGGAGCGCACCCCCGTACCGTGACCACCATCGTTGGGAACGGAAGCTCGCGCTTCCTTCTCGGCCCACAGCGAAGCGATAGGACCGTCGGTGGAGTGCGTCACCTGCTCCTGCCACTCCGTACCAGTCATGAAGAGCTTGAACTGGTTCGGGTTGACTGCCTTGGTCATTGCCCTGGCTTGTTCTTGGGGCGCTTCGGGTCGTACACCGGGTTGTCGAGGTCGGCACCCGTAGACCCATCGGGGTTCTTCTTGTTGAGGTCGTATGCGGCCTCTTCGTTACGCACGTAAAGTGCGCCGAGCGCCTTCTCCCTGGCATCGGCGTGAGCGACGTCCGTGCCGTACTCCGCAGCCACCTTGGGATCGTGGGCGATGTTCTGGGACACGTCGAGGGAGGCGACAACCTTGCCACCCCAACCACCGAAGTAGCGGTCGCTACGGGACAGTTCACCCTTGTTCTGGGACACGAAGGACTGCAAGTGACGACCCTCGATGTCGGGGGAGGGACGCTTCAGCTCCTGGCTACCGGGGGCGGCGACCATGAACCCAGTCTCCGGGCTCTTGCCCGACTTGACGTTGACCGAGAAGCCCCCACCACTGCGGAGGGTCTTGGCCATCTCTTTGAACTGTCCGCTACTCAACATCAGAACTCCAAGTCAGAGTTGTCACCGGGCTGGCGACGCATGGTACGGGAACCGTTACCGCCAGGCTGGATGTCCGTACGGAACTGAACCTTACCGCCAGGGGTGCCAGTTCGAAGCATACCCTGGTGCTCGCCCTCGTGCTGGTTGGGGCCACGCTGGCCTACCCACGACTGTGCCTGGTAGTCGGGAGGAAGGACACGGTTCTTGAAAGCACCACGAGTGCCGGTCATGGCAGCAACGTCGTAGACGCCCTTGCGCTGCTCCAGCACCTTGCTGTCTCCGATACCGGCTGCCTTGGCGTCGTGACGGTCCACCGTGAAGGAGGACGCACCGATACGGCGCTCAGCAACCTCAGGAGAGGACATGCGGAGAGATGCTTCGAAGTTGGGGGCCTTCTGTGACTTGTGATCGCTGACGTGAATGGACTTGGAGACCTTGTCCCCCTCGTCGTAGTACACACCTGCGGCCTTGGCACCCATGGTGGGCAGCCCACCGTCAGTGGTGGAGATCTGACTTCCGATCTCCTTGGCCTCGTCACGAGAGACGTACGGCTTGGCAATCTTCGTAGCCTGCACCACCTGCTCGGCGTGCGAAAGGTTGGGCATACGGTAGTCGGGAGATCCAGGTGTTCCGATGTCCCAAGCAGCCTGAGGAGAGGTGAGGGCGGCAGCCCTGGTCATGGACTGACTGCTCACACCAGAACGCACCGCCCGAGACCCGATGGCCTTGGCGGCTTCTCCCTGAATACGAACGTCGTTCTCACCACGCTCGTTAACGCCGGAGTACCAAGGAGCAGGCTTGGCCCTGCCGAAGGCGGCATGCCTGTCTTCCATCATCTCCGCTGTCGCCCCGCCACCACGGTACGTACCTGACTGTACCCGTCCCTCTTGTACCGAATTGAGGGCAGCCATCTTCTGCTTGTTGTTCAGGTTGGGGAGGAACCCACGTGCACCACCGAACTCAAGGCTCTCTTTGCCAGCAGAGATCTCCACTGGCATCGAGAGTCCCTTGTCGGAGACAATCTGACGGTCGGTCCTGCGCGGGCCTACCTCAGTATCGGCGTTGAAGAGCTGGCCCTGATGAGGGTCGGCTGCGCCTTGATCGATGAGACCCTGCTTGGCGAACGTGAGGTCACGTGCGGAAGCCCGAGTCTGCTGACGGGGGGAGATACGCCCCGTCTTGTTACCGACTCCACGAGTCTGGTAGTAGCCAGGACCAGCGTTACCGAGGTCGGTAACAGGCCCCTCCACGCCCGAGGCAGGAGCGGTGGGGTTGTTGGGTGTACCCCACCACTTCCTGTCTGGGCTGGAGTTGGGATTGGTGTCCCTCATCTGGGGACCCTCAATCAGCCGTCGACGCGAACAGCGTTGGGACGGTTCTGGTGAGCACCCGAGTTGTAGGCGTACTCGAACGACGGCTGACCGTCGCCGGAGATGGAGCCCTGCACGAAGTCGCCGAGAACCTCGGGAGCCTCGATCCACGAAGCGGAACCCACGTGAGCACGCTGACGCATGGTCTCCTCGGGCCACTTGTAGAACATCTCACGGGTCGGCTTGCCACGGGAGTCGCCAGCGGTATCGGCGTAGGCACCCTTGCCGAAGTCGTTCGGAACATCAGTGTCGGACTCGACACCCTCCTGGAAGCGCTGGGGGCCGCGGTTGCCCGTGATCGAAGGCGCTACCTTGCCCTCAAAGACGTTGACGCCCCTCTCGGGGAAGGGGTTCTGCGGTGCGTAGGTCGTCATGTTGGATTCAATCTCCTGATGGGCCTGTGGGGGCTGGATGCCTCAAGTGTAACACTCCTATAGGGGTGTTTGCACCGGTTTCACCTTCTGTGGAATGGTGAATCAGAGACAATGACTTCTGGCATGGCGTCCTGAATGGACATGGAGCAAGCAATGGCAAGGCTGTCTGGATAGTCGTCAAATGCTCCACGCTCATTGGGGGCGGCGGCAAGCATGTAAGGACCACGTGAAATGCGCTCAAGATCAGCCATCTGCTGGTTGAACTTCTTCCACCTACGGGTGCGTCGGGCCTTGCTGTGTCCAGGGATGAAGAGCTGGTCACGCTGGATGAGCTGGGTCAGCAAAGTCCACCGCTCGTTCTGTGCCTGCTGGTCGGAGGACACGGGGACGACCTCCGTGTAGTTCATGAGGAGGCCGAGGCGCTCGGCCACGGCCCCACCGACTCCCTGTGCGTCCACGCCCACTCGGAGGAGGTTGTAGTTGCGGAGGAAGTCGATGATCTGGAAGTACTGGGACTCCCACTCCACGTTGTTGATCTCCAGCCAGTCGAGGACACGGTGCTCGTGGAACCCGAAGGGATCGACGTGGTCCCAGTCCACCCACACGGCGGTGACCACGGTGGAGTCGTTAGATCGAGCAACGTCGATACCAGCCACGATCGGGGTGCGGTACCACTCCGAATGGAGGGGCATCGTGGGGTCGTACATGCGTTCGAGGCGCTCCTCGGACACGAACATGCCCTTCTCAAGCATCCAGATGTTGAGGTACGACATCTTGAACTCGTCGGAGTCCTCACCGATGGTGAGCTTCTCCTTCTCGATGTACGTGGCGTAGTTCTTGTTGTACTTGGCGGCGGTCTTCCAGTCGTACTCGTGGTGGAAGCACTTGTTCCCCCGCTTCGAGTTGACCTGGCGGCGCTTGTTGAGCTGGA